GACAACGACACCAAGAAGAACGTGGTTTACGCTTCACTTGAAGCCCTTGGTTTCCAAGTTCTAGAAGCTGCTTAATTTTAGTTAAGCTGATAATAACAATTTTAAGGATTAAATAAAATGGCAATTACACGCTCATATGGAAATGCTTTTGAAGTAGTGGATTATTCCGCTGAACTGAGCATCGTATCCCCTACTTGGACGCTACTGAATGATGTTGGTCTATTCTCTGAAGAATTTCTAACTACTCCTACAGTTACTTTTGAAGAAAACTCAAAGACTATCGCCCTAATTGGGGACCAGTATCGCGGTGCTAAACCTCAAGCAGGTAAGGACGACAATCGCAAGATTCGTTCATATCCAGTAGCTCACTTTCCAATTGTTGACGAGATTCTACCACAGGATATCAGTGGCAAACGTATGTACGGTTCTACCGATATGGCGGAAACTGAAGCTGCAGTTCTAGTTCGCAAGATGGAACGTCTGCGCCGTAGTTTCGACGTTACTCTAGAAGTTGGTCGGTTCAGTCTTCTAACTACGGGCAACCTCTACGCTCCAAATGGTACGATTTCAGGCAATATTTTCTCTGATTTCGGCATCACCCAAACTTCCGTTGACTTCGTTCTAGGCACTGCCACGACCGATATTATGGGTAAGGTAGAATCTGTTATCGCAGCTATGCAAGACAATGCGAATACTGGCGATGTTATCACTGGTGTTGTTGCTTATTGTTCAAGTGAGTGGTTCGCCAAGTTTATCAGCCATGCTAAGATCACGACAGCTTACCAGTACTTTGCTGCTACTGAAGGCCAGATGATTAACCGTAATCGCGCTGGTGGAAATAATGGCCTATATCGTGAGTTCTCATACGGCGGTATTCGTTTTATTGAAGTTCGCACGGTTCTTGCTGGTCAGCGTCTAATTCCTGCAGGCGAAGTCGTATTCGTACCTACGGGAACTTCCGATGTATTCGTAAGTTACTTCGCACCCTGCAATAAGATGGACTTCGTTAATACTGTTGCAGAACGCCAGTATATGTTCACCTACAGGGACCCAAAAGGTGAAAAGGTCGATATTGACGCAGAAATGAACGTAACACACCTTGTTCGTCGTCCTGCTCTTGTTGTCAAGGCCACCACGAGTAACTAAGGTTACTTAAACTAGATTAGCTCCTTCGGGAGCTTTTCTATCATAAAGTCTTGAGTAATTAGGATTTTATGATAGAATATGTTTTCTACAATTGGCTAGGCTGATCCCCGAAAAGAAGATTCTCCACCTTCCTGCCTCTTGTTCTTAAGTGGAGGTTATCAGGAGAAATAATGAAAAATGATTATTATGTATATGGTCACTACCTTTGTGAAAATGGTAGACTTTTCTATGTAGGTAAAGGTAGAAGGAACCGTTTAAATATTTCATCTGGTAGGTCAAAACAGTGGAATACTTTAGTAAGTAATTCGGACTGGTGTGCTAAAATTATTAAGAATAATCTTACTTCAGCCGAAGCACTAGAACTAGAAACTCAACTTATTAAATCAGAACCCGCCTTAATAAACGTAAAGACCAAAACAGAGACTAATTTATTTTCTGAAGACTATTTATCAAACTTCTACTACGATGAATCTAGCCCTAGCTGCTTAAGGTGGGCAAAAGAGATCATAGGTGTAAATGGTAGGATTTATAAAAGAATTGGTGATGTTGCCGGTCGTGTAAGAAGTGGGAATGACCGCAATACAAAACGCTGGCAAGTGGCAGCAGCAGTCGGGCATAAAGCAGCATATGGACACAGAGTAGTCTACGCACTGTTTAATAAGATTGCGCCTGATCTAGTAGTAGATCACATTGACGGTAATTCCTTAAACAATAAGATAGCAAATCTTAGGCAAGTCTCTCAAGAGTTTAACACTAGAAATGTCAGTATTTACAATACAAGCAATTCGTCTGGAATAACTGGTGTGTCTATTAGAAATAAGAGAGGCTACTTCAGTTGTGTTGCTTATTATAGGCGACCTTCTGACGGTAATCTGGTTACTAAAACTTTTAGCTTTATTAAATACGGAAAAGAAGAAGCCCTCCGTTTAGCCCAAGAATGGCGCAACGAACGCATAGCTGAACTTAATCTTCAAGGTGCAGGTTATACTGACCGACACGGAACATAATCAAAAGGATACCGATGGCACTTAACCTAGTTCAACAAGTACGATTACTTGTACAAGATAACACTCCCGGTTTGTATGTAATTTCTGATGAAGAAGTTGAATATCTGCTGGAACGTAATAACAACAGTGTAACTAGGGCATCCTTGGAAGCAGCTAGAATTATCCTCTTTAATCTGTCAACTCGTACAGATGATACAGTAGATATCTTTAGCATCAAGTCATCGAAAAGTGCAGCTAGCTACATGCAAGCACTGCAGCTATTCCTACGCGACCCTCAGATGAACCCTGTGCTACAAAACTGCCAAGGTTATGTTTCTGGCGTATCCAAATCAGATATGCAAGCCAACAACCTAAACCTAGATAACAACGTAGTAACCACAGGTAACTCTCCGATGTACCCACTAGGTCAAACCCCTACTGCTAACCCTAATTACTTCTCGTTCTAAGGATTAACATGAGTTTCTTAACTGCTACTCAAGGTGCAATCTATAGACACGGTGTTGATCTGGTTTACAAGAAAATCACTACCGGAACCTACAACGTAGAAACCGGAGAACCTGCGATAACTTCTGCAACTTATACATGCAGGATGTACCCCAAGCATATCTCTGCTAACCAGTACAACTACCCGGATTTAATCGGTAAAGACGCAGTAATGTTCTACTTAGCAAATGCTAACTTAGGATTCACCATCAAGGTTAACGACGAGATTACTTACAAGTCCAAGCAGTACAAAGTACAGAGCTATCAAGAGCATATGGCCGATGGTGCTGTAGTGCTTTACAAGATTGTAGCTGTAGTTGGTTAGGACAGTCAAGAATGGTTACTGTAGAAATAGGGGATCTTGTAAAAGACCTTGAGAAGTATCACGATGATATGGTCTTCAGGCTAGAACAGATGGTACGTACCTTCAGTTATAACGTAGCAATGACTGCTATTCAGAAGACTCCTATTGGTGATTCTATAAAATACAAAGGGTATTATGATGCTAGAACACCTCCATTACCAAAATGGGAAGGTCTAGCAAAAGGTAACTGGCAGTATTACCGACAAGGCTTAGGTCATTTGCAGATTGTATCAGGTCAGGCTTCAGGTGAAGTTGCTCTTGATATATTCCAGTCAGATGCTTTAGCTTACAAACTAGGACAGACGTTCTATATTGGTAACAACACACCATACATTGATGAACTGGAATATAACTACAGCCCTCAAACTCAAGGTGAAGGTATTCTCCAGCCAACAATGCAAGTAGTAACAAGCATTTACCAATTTAGCCTACCGCAGTACTACAAAGAAGCACAAGGAGCAATCTAAGCATGTCAGCAATCATTGATACGAAACGTGCAGCAGAACGGTTGCTACTAAGCCTTACCCCAAGTATCCCTACAGCGCTTGAATCGGTCGATTTTGAGCCTCCAGTTAACACGATGTACCAACGGGTGCAATTCATGTTAAACCCTCCAGATGACCCTGTATTCACTGCTGGTTATCACAGAGAAAACATTCAGATGCAGGTGTTCGTAACTGATACTAAAGGGCATGGTACTGTACAGGTTAATACCAGAGCAGAACTGATTAGATCAGCGTTCTATAAAGGTAGGACGTTTATTGAAGGGTCAACTCGGATTCACATACTACGTACACCTCAGATGCAATCTGCGTTTGCTGTGCAGGATAGGATTGTAGTTCCTGTATTAATTAATTTAGTTGCTGAAGTTGGTGGCTAAGATTATTGAACTTGTGTTCAAACGGATTGGACGAGAGTTCAATAAAACCTAACGGTTAATTTATTTGCAAATAAAACATTAAGGAATAGAAATATGACAATTAGTCGGGGCATAAGCAAGCGTATCGCTTACAAGAAAGAGACAACCTTCGGTACTCCAGCTTCAGGTTCTGGCGCTAAGTACCTTCGTCGGGTTACTGGTGGCTTCAACCTAACAAAAGATACGTATCAGAGCGCGGAATTGCGCACGGACTTCATGATCTCCGATATGCGCCACGGCATTCGATCAGTCGATGGTTCTCTAAACGGTGAACTATCTCCCGGTTCTTACTCTGATTTTATGCAGTCAGTTATCGCTAAGGATTTCGTAGTTGGTGGTTCTTCTACTGGTCTATCTGTTACTATTGCAGCTTCTGGTTCTTTATTCACCATTACCCGTTCTGCTGGTAGCTGGCTTACTGACGGTTTCTACGTTGGTAACGTAGTCCGTATGACTGGTGCAGGTCTTAACGTAGCTAACGTGAGCAATAACGCTCTAATCGTTTCTATGTCAGCTACTGTGCTAACCGTGCAAGGTCTATCTGCTACTGCTCTAGTTGCTGAAGGCCCAATTGCTTCTGTTGCTGTTGCTGTACCCGGTAAGATTACTTATACGCCTCAGACTGGTCATACCGATGACTCCTACACTGTAGAAGAATTTTACTCTGACATTGCTCAATCTGAAGTATTCTCAGGTGTTAAAGTTGGTTCGATGGCTATGAGCCTACCTACTACTGGTCTAGTTACTTGTGACTTCAATTTCATGGGTAAAGACCTTGCTCAAACAGGAACAAGTCAATATTTCACTTCACCTACTGCAGCTAGTACTTCTGGTATCTTCGCTTCTGTATCTGGTGCTATGGTTGTTAACGGCATTCCTGTTGCGCTAATTACCAGCATGGATTTCACAGTAGAACGTGGTCTAGAAGCTGCTAACGTAGTTGGTTCTAACGTGAATGCTAACGTGTTTACTGGCAAGTTCCAAGTCTCTGGTAACTTCAGTACTTACTTCCAAGATGGTGTCTATCGTGACTACTTCAAGGATGAAACTGCTATCAGTCTAATTGTTGCTCTTTCTACTGGCACTGAAAAGAACGCAGAAGTTGTAACTTTCAGTCTACCCCGTGTTAAGATTGGTTCTGCTACAAAGAACGACGGTGAAATGGGTATTGTGCAGGATCACAGTTTCACTGCACTTCTTAACTCAACTACTTCTGCTGGTCTAGCTCCTACAACGCTGCTAATCCAAGATAGTACTGTAGCCTAAGGTTAAGTAATCCGTACCGGATGCATAACAACAACAAGTTAGAAACTTGAATTAATCCCCTTGGTGAAAGCCTTGGGGATTTTCTTTTGCTTATTTTACAAGCAATCAACTTGATTACATTGTATTAGCGTGTTATAATAATTCTTACCTAACGTGGGTACTACTTCAGTACCTATTTATTAACCAAAGAAAAGGAAATTAATGCTTGACCTAAAAGTAAAGAATATCGCTGCTATCTCTGAAGCAGGTTTTGAATTTGAACTATTATACCCCGGATCAAACGAACGTACAGGTGCTTTCGTTACAGTTCGTGGAGCTAGTTCTCCTAAAGTACGTGCCTATTCCCGCAAGAAGTACAACGAGTACCAGATCAAAGAACAGCAAGCTCGTCGCAAGGGTAAAGAACCTGAGCAACTTACGCTAGAAGACGCAGAAGACCTTGCAATTGAATCTGCAATCGTTCGTATCATTGATTGGAAGGGTATCACTGAAGATGCTGTAGAAGTTCCATTTACGAAAGAAAACGCAGAACGTATCCTACGCGAACACTCATGGATTAGGGAGGCAGTAGTCGAAGAATCCGATCAACTGCTAAACTTTCAGTGAAGAGGAACTAGAGCAAGCTAAAGCATACGCTCAACAGGAGTTTGATTTATCAGCAGAGCAATCTGATGGTAGATCACTACGAGAGCATCTTGAGACTGCATCCAAAGCTATAGGTAAGAAAGTAAAAGAACTAGAAAACCTAGTTGAACTCCCAAGTAATTTAAAAGAAACTTGGGGCTGGTTTCTTGCATTGAACTCCACAAGAACTTCAGGATTTGGTTTCTCTGCGATTACTTACTCTGAAATGAAAGCGTACTTTGATCTCTACCAGATTGATGTGCAAGAATGGGAAGTGCAAGTAATCAAGATGTTTGATAGTGTAGCTTTAGAAGTTGCTCGAAAGAAGCAAGACAAGGAACAGAAAAAGAAGAAATAACAATATCTAAACAAATTATAGCCGCTTAATTGCGGCTTATTTTTTATGCAAATATAGTAAATATACCAGTTATGTTTATATAAGAAATAAGTAATTAAGTAAATCAAAATAATAAATCAGTAAGTAAGTAATAACAAAGGTACATAATGGAATTATCAGAAATTTCGTTCAAGGTAAATACTTCAGCATTAACAGATGCAGCAACGAAAGCCAAAGACCTTGGTATTGCTGTAGCTGGTTTAACGAAGGAATTTGGGAATTTAAAGAAAGAATCAGCAGCAGCTAATAAAGCCCAAGCTGATGCGAATTTAGCCAATGCTAAGGCAGAAGCTGTACTAGCGAAATCCGCAGAGGATAAAGCAAAGGCTGTAGACAAAGCAAACAAGACTACTGCTGTACAAGCAGTTAACATTGAGAAAGTAGCTGCTGCACTAGCTGGAGCTAAGAATGCTCAACTAGGCTTTGTAGAATCCATCGAGCGCAAGCGCGACCTAATCAGCGAAGGTTGGACTCGCGGTGAATCAAGCATTATCAAGACCGCTGAGTCACTTGGTATTGTTGGTGCAGAGATGCAACGGCTTAAGTCCTTGCTTGGTGATATTGGTGGATTATCTGCAAATCCTTTTGATAGCACGCTAGGTTCACTTCGTTCAATCAATAAAGAATTTGATGGATTAACCCTACGTAGTAAGCTAGTTTCTCAAGGTATTGAGTTATCCAGTACTCAACTTAAGCAGTATTCACGTATTGCTGCAGAGGCTTCTGTTTCCGTTAAGAAAATGGGCTTAGACCCTTCTGCTGGTGATGGGTTAACTCTGTATAATACTTTACTGAAAAACTCTCAGGATGAATATCTGAAGGTTGCTGTAGCGGCTAAACAACTTCAAGACGCTGAAAAGGGTCTAGCCAAGGAACATCGTGCTACAGCTTCAGCTAAAGCGTTCCTTGCAAAAGAAGATGACAAAATGATTGCCGTTACCGAGCAATTAAACGGCACTACACTACGTCGTATTACTATTGATAAGCAAGCTGCTGAAGCTATTGCTAATTACAAGCGAAACCTTCAACTTGCAGGTATTGCAGGTGAAGAAGCAGCTACTAAATTAGCTAAGTACAGCGCTGCGCAACAACTTGCAAGCAAGCGAGAACAACAACGTGTAGCTGACAACTTATCACGCGCATTACAACCTCAAGTAACTGACGTTGCAGTTAGCTTATGGTCAGGCCAAAATCCATTTACTGTATTACTACAGCAAGGTGGACAGGTACTTGATATGTTCAAGTTGTCTGGGCTAGAGGCTAATAAACTCGGAGAAGCTATGAAGGCTTCTATGAAGGGTATGCTGCCTAGTATTCTTGCTGTAGGTAAGGCTATGGGTGGATTAGCTGCTGATGGGTTCATGTGGGTTGGAACTGCCGCAACTAATACGGCTAAAACTCTACTAGGTTTCTCCCTTATTACAGAAGGTACAAGGAAGGCTCTA